CTGCCGGTCTCTCTGATGCCGGANCTTTCGTCCTTGCCGAGTCCGCCCTTGACATGCACTGCTGGGGAGAGAACCCCGTTGTCACCGCCAAGCTTCAGCTTAACGGACAAGACCGCTTCTCCGAGCGTGAGGGATCTTACTTCGATGTTGTCCAGCCCTTCCAGCACCACACCCGTGCCCCCGACACCGGTGTCAATGTCTATTCCTTCGCCCTTCGCCCCGAGGAACACCAACCCAGTGGCACATGTAATTTCTCTCGCATTGACAACGCTGTCCTTCAGCTCGTCCTTTCCTCCGGAACTGTCTCTGGCACTTCCACCGCCAAGGTCCGTGTCTATGCCGTCAATTACAATGTCCTCCGTGTCATGAGTGGCATGGCTGGCGTGGCGTATTCAAATTAGTCGGCATATATGCAGTGAAAAAATAAAAATCTTACAAAAATACAATACTATAATATATATATTATTGTAACCAGAAAATCGTCCATTTCGCTTCTAAAAATAAAAGCGTTGTATAAATTATCAATAAATACTTTCACGCTCCTATATCATTTTTCCGCATCATGCGTAACTCTGTTAATTGTGACGCCAACTCAAGTTTATATTCTTCATCATTGTAACGAGCTATTACCTCATCTGATGTAGACTTCTTTTTCTTGGCATTTTCAAGTGCAATTTCTTCATTGGTCTTTTTATTTTTATTTGCCACAATATTATGGATACAAGTAACGCCCCCAACTTTTTGTTCTTTACAATTGGCGAATATCTGTTTACATTTAATCATAAATTCTTCATATTTATAATCCCGTTTCATATAGTTACATTCACCACAACACGACTTTGAATTGTCAGTCGTGTAAGATAATGCGTTGTCAACTCTATCAATTCCATTTCTGTGTTGTTCATCTGAATTTTTTCCACAAATATAACAATCAAGTGAACATATATAAGTAAATTCATCGCTAGTAAGTACAAATTCAAGTTGTTTATTAAAAGCACGCCATTTATACTGGCAAAAAGATGCCCCTTTATGATTTGCAAAACATTCAGGGTATGAATTTCCATCAGTTATTAGTCCGTTGTATGTAAGTATATGTTCAGTTTTGTTTACAAATGTATTATTGTCCAACGACCCTTTCATAAAATTACACATTCTACAACAACTAACGCAATTGTCAATTGCATAACCGACTACTGAATCTAAACGGTCTATTCCGTTAAATCCCTTGTCGTCTTCTACACAGTCACAGTAATAACATGGCACGTTTACAATTTTTAAATAATCATCGTATGACAATTCAAACGATAGATTTTTTAAATTGGCACACCTTGAATACACTTTATAATTGTCTTCACGACTGTTCTTTTTTGCTGTGTTATTCTCGTCAGTCTTGTCCTCATTCTTATTTCTCCATATTGCGGCTGTTTTCGCATTACGTGCTCGGTATTCATCAGGATTGTCATTCAATTGTCTTTGACGATAATTCAATCCTTTCATAACAACTTTATCATGATTTGCCTCATTCCATTCTTTCTTTTTCTCCTTGCGTTCAGGTTTTGCTTCTGCTTTCCGTGCCAATTTATTTCGCTGTTCATTGTCTCTGTTTGCATCCTGCTTTTTATTCGCATCACGACAGGTTTTACACGTTTTGGTTCGCAATTGGTGTTTCTTTTCACCAACAAACTCTGCCAGCAATTGTTCCTGACAACAAGTTGGACACATAGCGTGCCCGTCTTCACACGTCTTCTCCTTTGCTTTTTTCCTCCGTAGTGTGTCCTTTGCTCGGGTTTTTACAAGACACTCATTACATGATGAAAATTTATATTCAAGGTCAAGTTGTTCCCTACAACCACGTTTATATTGTGCACAAGGTTTCTTATTCATAGCAGTGGTTTCAACCAGAAATGTAACTTTGTCACTAAGGTTAACACGACGCTTTTTCATGGGGGTTTTCTCGGGTTCGCATTTCAAAACATTGCAAATAGTATCAGTCATGCTATTTTTTAAATAATTAAATTTAAAACTTTTAAAAATTCAATTTTTACATTTTTAAATTTTAAAAACAAAAAAAATTGAATAGGTAACAACAGATGTTTTTATCAAGTTTTTATTGTTATTTGAACCACGACAATAAGAATGATTTTATTATTGAATTAAAGCAAATTTTTGAAAAATGTATAAAACAAGAAGAAACGAACCTCGTCGATTTTAAAGGAATATGTTTTACCTTGCAGAAAAGACATAGAACCTTTATTTGTAATAAAAGGCAAACTATAATCGTCACATTTTAAATCTTAAATGGTGTAAATCGCGCACGATATTCTACGCAAAAACATAAAATACAATGGGTTTACTTGCTGATTGTATTTTATGTTTTTGCGTAGTAAGGTTAAAAAAATGAAAATTAATCAGAAAAACAATATATGTGAAATAATCACACAAATGGAGTTATCAAATGAGAACAACGAGACAAACACTATTGTAAATAAAGGAACGGGTGCGGGTGGGTCAAACACCAATAAGAATGGATTACCTTATGAAGAAATGACGGAGCTAAAAACAGAATACACTGTGATGTCTGTCGATAAACATCACAGTGTAATAAGTTTTGTAAAAAAGAGCGAACAAAGGTTTAAGATGACAAAGCAAGGGGGGTTTTTCAAAAGCATGAAGGCGGTTGTAGATAAAACGATTATCAAGGCACATGGGTGTAAAAATCCCGACGAATGTTATATAGATGAAATGGCGAAGAGGATTTTCATTATTGAGAAAAAGTTCCAACAAACAACTGGTTCTGTGTGTGAAAAAGTGCAAACATCGGGGTTCAAAGTATGGCAATACGATAGAACATTTCCAGACTATAAAATTGTATATGTTTATTGTTTATCAGATTGGTTCAAAGACAACTGTAAAGCGGAATTGGAGTATTTGACGTATACAAATACACCAGTCTTTTGGGGAAATGATACGAATTATAAAAATAAGATTATAGATTTTATAATCAATTATAAATAATAACTTCTGTAGTGGTTGCGCCCGGATTCTTGGCATTGATGGCACGCCTTGCAACGATGTCTTCACAATAAGAGTCTTTAAAATTATTTAATACCAAATCGACTTTTGAATTGCTCATAACAAAACCGATATTCTTTTTATTTAATTTATTAATCTCGGTGAACAATGCTTGGTGTGTTTCCAAATCAAAACCATCAGCAGTATAACCTACAAACGATTTTGCTGTTTCGGGAGCATAAGGAGGGTCTAAATATACAAAATCATTATCTTTCACATTCTTAATGGAATTTCTAAAATCACTGTGTGAAAACACAACATCTTTAATCAAGTCACTAATATAGTCCAAATTGGATTTGGTAATAATAGTAGGTGTTTTTTTATAGTGACCATATGGAATGTTAAAACCATTGGGTCCTTCTCGATACATTCCTCTGAAACACGTTTTATTAATAAACATGAACAATGCTGAACATTCAATTGTAGATTTGTCCATTTGATTGTATTTATTCCTTATCCAATAATAATAACTTTCTTTTGACGATTTTGCCTCTATAAATGTCAACGGTTTTCGGTTAACGACTGAACCTACAATGCTGTCGTATTCGGTAATGTAGTGCGTAATGTATTGAAACAATTCATCTTTGTTGTTTTGCACATTTTTATATACGCAAATAAGTGCCAGATTGAAATCGTATGCGTAAATTGTATTTTTTATATTAATCTTGTTCTGTTTTTGTAACGACAAAAGTGCTAACAATACGCTTCCTCCTCCAAGAAATAGCTCGTGGTAATTATATATTTCGGCGGGGAATTTATCCATGATATTATGAATGATTTGCGTTTTTCCACCAACCCATTTCAAGAACGGTTTCTGTAATGTGTTTTCAGTCATTTTGGGGTTGGTATATTATAACAATTTCACTGTATATACTTTTAAATCAATTTTTAACCGATGAGTAAAACATAGGCGTAAAATTGAAAATAACATTTAACATGTAATAATAACACACATTATAAAAACGCTTTCAAAATGAACCCACTCAACGGAAATATTTATGTTAGAAATCATTCATCATATGACACATGGAATAGGAAAAGTATATTTAGTAAATGGAAAAAGAGATTGGAAATAATAAATCACAAGCACAACTATTTATTAGGAGTATATTAAAAACACAAGATGACACAGGAAATGAACTTGTTAACGATGTTAAGCAAGAAGATGTTTTGCAAAATGAACAAAAGACAACAATTATAATCAAGAAAAGGGTTAAGAAACCTCGTGTAGTTAAAGATGAACCCAATGTATAATTATTACATTCATTTATTATCAACATTTTTTTAATTTCATATTTGTATACAAAACTGGAATAACCAACTTTACATAGACACATAAATACAACACACATAAATGGGTATAGAAACACACATACTATAAACTATAAACTATAAACGAAATGTCAAGTGCACGATATTCTACACAAAACGAAGTATTAATGAATAATCTATTGAGATTTTATGATGACAAGACAAACCTTAAACGCATGTCCGGTATTATTAATGGCGAATCTCGTATCTCACTCCGCATCGTAGACTGGTTTGTCACTAACTACGCCAAGAAAAACTTTACTGTATATGAATTAATAAACACTATGAGAGAACCTAATAGATTCAAGGTTTATAACGACTATAAATTGAAATTAAAGGCTTATAGTAAGAAACGATTTGACCCATTTTGTAGGTGGGAACGCATTAGTATCCCATATGACGACGATAACTTGATGGAAACAACGATTGGACAACTCAACTTTTTTAAGTGGGCATTAGAGAACCGCATCGTGGACTTTATTGAGAAAAACTATGAGATGATTGAACGGGACATGAACTCACGTAATAGCACGTCCAAACGCAAAGTATCTTTAGATGGTTTGGATAACGGTAAGACCAGGAAGAAACGAGAGGAATTGTCGGTATCTGCCTGTAAGTGTATTAAACGAGAGGAGGTCGAGATTGTTGTCAAGTTTAATTGAGTTATTGTCTTGGAAAATATATGAGATTATATTATAGTATATATAATATAATGACTACACCTAAGTCACCGAAAAGTATAAATAATTCTGACATTTCGAAAGCACATCGTGCAATGGTTGGAGGCGACAACGATACTTACGATAACATGAAAACTGGGATTGTCAATCAAACATTGGTCGCAATAACGGATATCAATAAAATCATAAAGACTTTTTTGGATAACTCAGATAATAAAGCAGTATTAATCAAACAGAAAGAATCATTAATCAAACAGAATGAATCATTAATCAATGAATATAATGGTATCAAGCACGAAATAAATAAATTTTCAGATATTATATCACTTGGCGGAGAAGGACCAGGCGCAGAAATAGAAAAAGGAAACAAACTTGTAGAAAAGGAAGAAGAACTCATAAACAAAACTAAGGAAATCGAAAAAAATGAAAAGGAAGAAGAACTCATAAACAAAACTAAGGAAATCGAAAAAAATGAAAAGGAAATCGAAAAAAAAGAAGAGGAAATCGAAAAAAAAAAAGAGGAAATCAAAAAAACCGATTTGAATTCTAAATTAAAAAAATTTTTAAGTGAATTTTCCAAGATAGACACTAATAATGATAACGCAACGTCAAATTATATTAGAAAATTAGAAAAATTAGAAAAGGACTTAACTAAAAACATGACATTCGATGCTAGTTATGGTGAATTTAAGCAGAACGGGTCAAGTCAATTAAAAGCTTATGTAGATGATAATAAGAAAATAGAACAAATAACGATTGAGGCTAGACAATTTGTCAACGACGCATTTAAAACATTACAGGGACATGTTTTTGGCGACATCGAGAACAAAGACGAAATAACATCCCTAATATACAGGTTTTTTCCACAAGATCTAAAAACATTACTTGCGTTACTTGAATATGACACAAACACAATCGCAAAAACCACAATAACATCTATATTATCAAACAAAGATGAATCGAAATATATACCCGACACACAGGAAAACATTAAAACACTATCAACTTGGATTACGGTGGAAAAGTTAGCATCATTGGATATAAAAATCGTGTGGATGTCCACTTATGCTCATAACACACCCCATACCAAAACGTTTTACGCAGTCGCATTATACAATTATATGAAAACATCGAAGGAAATCGGTTATTTCACAAACATGGTTGACGGAAGGGGACAAAAACTGATTGACCAGATGTTGTTTGGACCTGATATTATAGAATCCACCGAACCGAATGCGACCATGTTCATAAATTATGTGAATCTTTTTAGATTTGGCAAACAATATGAGACAACTGTTATAAGTGGTGGTTCTGGCATCAATGGAATATTTAAAATAAGTGATGGAGAGATTTTGGGGGTGAAAATTGGTAATGATACTGCGACAAGCATATTGAAGAGTACAAATATAAAGGAATTCATGGATAAATCGTTTGGTGAGAATGGTGATTTACTTGACACATCTGACAATGTGATAAAAAGATGGACACATGATGCTGCTGTTAGATATATATTGTCCATTTCGAGGGTTGTAAATAGTAGTACAATCAATGTAACAGATAAAGCAGATGAATTATTAAAGGCCTTTTATAGGATGTTTATAAAAGAACTAATTAAAGTCAGCGAGATACCAAATAACGACACACAAATGAATACATATATTGAGAATATTTTCGAGAATAACGAAATATTTAAATTTACAGACCTTGAAAGTAAAGCGGAGCCATTAGTAAAAGCAGCACAAGCAACACAAGCAAAAGAACTAGAAGCACAAGAAAAAGACGCAAAAACAGCACAAGCACAAGCAAAAGCAATAGATATATCCGATATCGACGTGGAAGTCTACGAAATAAATGAAATTTTTAAAAAATCAGCTGGAGATTGTGAAAAGTTATTACACCAAATAAAAGTGCTGAAAATGGTAGAATCGATGTTACATGATAAAATGTCAAACAATGAAGGATTCAAAAAAATGACCCCAATGGATACCATATCAGAATCAAAAGAAGAATCAGATTCAGATGAAGACGTAACACAGGGAGGAGGAAAATGGTCGTTATTCAACTATATTACAGAGAAAAAACGGCATTTAGAGGTAATTCACTTGTTGATAGCATCTACAGAGTGGTTGCATTATGTGTTCAAAAATGCTGATATAAATAGAAACAATGATCATCATGACAAAATAGCAGTTGAAATTCCATGCATTGATGTAAGAGAGCTTGGTGAAAATTCAAAGCTTTTTGGAAGAATAAATTATAAATATATAAAGAATTACACATTGAAAACCGATTATATAGGACAAACCGACATAATACGAGCAACAAAATTACATACAAAAATGACAACATTTAACGATAATAGAAAGTATTACATAAAAGCACTGAAACAGGTGTATAACAATACAAATCCGGTTGGACAATTGGGTAAATGGGATGATTATATAAAGAGCAAAGTGAAAATAGATGGAAAAAAGGAAGAACGAAGCTACGAATTACAAATAGAATCTAATTTAATGAATATTATCTTCAGTGGGAACGAAATGGCAACAAATTTTAAAGAAAAAAATCAAGGTGAGTGGGATAAGCTTATCATGTTGAGCAAATGGGACGTGTTAAAAAACAAAGATGATTACAATAACTATGACAGGGAATACGTATCGGTGGATGATTCAGATGGCATGTTTAATGTTATTGGCAATGTGGAAAAACGAACAAATGACTTGCCACTCAATTTGTTTTTTAAAGAAGATATCAACAAAGACAATAAATTAAAATTCTCAAAAGGAGTATATGATAGACTTACTGTTTATAACCATGAAATTGAGAATAACATAAAAAATACAGATAATGTTGAATATGTAAATGGAGAAAAAATGGATGGTGTGTTTTATGACGACAATTTGTTGGAAAATTTAAAGCACGAGCAACAAATTATAATATTTATGAATATATTCCCACCAGGTGACAGGACAGATTTAGAAGTGGAGAAAAAGAAGATGGAGGAATTTGTTTCGTTTCGTATGAAATACGCAATTTACAGGAAAAAACTAATATTAAAAATAGATGATGGAACACTGTTCGACCAAAATTCAATTGAACGAGTATTGAAATGTGTTAAACCAACTGGTAAATCGGGCGATAAAACAGGGGAACAATCTGTAAAAGACATACATCGTGAAAAACGTGATATTATATTTAAAAGAGAGATGTATGATAGCATGAATAATAATATTGAAACTGAGAAAATACGTGATATTATATTTAATAACAAAGATAAAATGAAAGATGGGTTCGGATACAACAATGCCGCGTCAGGAGAGGGTGGTGATGAAATATATAAGTCCCAAACCGGATACATAGTTGATCCAAGTAGTAATGTTTTTTGGGTGGCAGATTATATCCGATCTACAAAGCATAGATGCGTGTTTAACGACAGCAACTGTTAGTAATATAGAGAATGCTTGTGAGACCGAAGGGGAGTGTGTTAGATTATTAGGCGATAATAATGACAAAGATATACAATTAATATGGTTTCCGACAAATATTAGGGAAGAGACAGAAGATGGATGTAACTCTATATGTAATAAACGACAAAGCAAATTGACAGTAATAAACAAAGACACTGTTTCGATTGAATCAGTTGGATATGTATGTGACTTACATCGTGCTATACCAATAATGTTTTTACGTGTGGAAATTACCATGACAAAACCACCAGATGGAACAACAATCCCGAAGTCTACAATCAAGGTTGTAGAATGGGAATAGTTAATCAATTTAAGCACATTAAAAATATGCGCCTTATATATAATAGCGAATGCCAGCTTCAACAAGAAGAAAACAGCACAACAACAATAAATCAAAGAAACGAAGGAGAACTATGTCTGGTGGTAAAAAAGGAAAGGCAGCCAAAAGGAAACTGAAGGTTATTGCGCGTGAAAACAACAAGTCAAACAGACAGGAACAATTAAATCAAAATAAATTAAGCAAATTAAAGGACTGTATCGGACAATTCGAGAGTTCTGTAGGCATTGATGAAAATGCGACCCGATTAACGGCGTTAAAACAATGCGTTGTTAAAAGTGGGAAATAAAACGGATAATGGCATTGTCATTCCAGTCATGCTAAATATTATCTAGTATGACTCTTACATCTAATTCAAATACATGGGACGATTTTTATCACTAACTTCAAGAGGTTTGGGCATAATAAGAGGTGTTTTATCCATAATAGACAAGCTCTTGAGAACCTTGGGTTGAGGGGTCGCTGCTGCCCGTGGTGTAACCAAATTATTTGCTCCGATGCCGAAAAGTGTGGATTCTACATCACACGCATTACTGTCTAACACGTTGCGGCATGTTCGCGCCCCTAAAAGACCATCACCCGGGTGATAGTTACTTGTAGGCACTCCGTATGAACCATACGATAAGTATGCGCCAGATTGGGCATCTGCTTTCTGTTCTAAATTATAATCACCAGGTGTGTTGCAATTACGAGTGGATGCCATTATATACATTAGGTCCGGATAATAATATGCGATTATTTTTTAAATTTATTACTAACGGCTATGAAAGTTGGAGTGTCAGTAGAGAACATGTCAGGATCTCTTAAAAAATCGACCAAACACGCATGAAATAAACTGAAATAGTCATAAGAAAATAGAACCGCTAGTCCAATGTCCATACTTTGCGACAGCATTACAGCTGCTGCGTCTAAATATAACTGTCGAAATGCGGCGTTTCCATTGGTTCTATTATATATATAATCCAAACCGGATGACATAGCCTTTTCTTCATATAGCAATTCGTCTACGGTTTCTTCATCTAAATCCGCATCCATTTCATCCCATTTAGGTGGTGTTCTCGTAACATCCATTGAGAACACATCTCTCAAACATATGCGATACTGGAAATTATCATTATAATTTGGCATGTATTCTGTGTTATACGACATGAAACTATTTTATGTATATTGATATTTTTTTATTTATATTGATGTTAAGTCACAATATAAATATTAGCGGTGTTTCCTGGTTTTACGTTTCCTAGTTTTACGTTTCCTCGTTTTACGTTTCCTAGTTTTACGTTTCCTCGTTTTTCCACCAATACGATTAAGAGGGGGTGGATATAATGGTTTTAATGTGGTTGTTTTATCCGACTTTTGAATATGTGGTTCTGATAGCAAGAATCTACCCCTGCGCGATTTATTCAAAGGGGGACTTTTTAGGTTTTGTTTTGTGTGTTTGAAGTTTTCGCCTCATATTGTTAACCTCATTTTCTATTTTTGTCAGTCCGTTCTCGATTTCTACAATATTACAAGTTTCCATTATATATACGACCTATATTTTTTTCACCCAAAAACGGTATTTAAATCTATTTTTGAATCGGTCTTTGAAGATTTTACCAACATGTATAAACCTGACATCATTAGAATAAGTCCGATTACGGAATTCAAATTAATTTCTTGTTTAAACGCACAAGTATATAATATAAATAATAACACAGTAGAAAAACTAGCAATTCCATGTACATACCCGGGTTGGGGACTCAATCTTATGCCTTTAACTACACAGCACAAGAATACAAAGTATGCTACAACTAGTATTCCAAACACCTTCAATGTTTTAGAGTCGGGTGTTATAGTTTTAGTTCTCGTGTAATATACTATAAGTGACATCATCCCGAGTAGCATAAACGTCATGCTTATAATTTCAATTGAATCGTCGTAAAACTGAGATAGAATGTCACAACAAAAATATATTACGGCATTTGCTATGGCAGCGAGCGACGCGAATAAAATCCAAGTCATTAATCTATAATATAACTATAGATTAATCAGTCTAAATGCGTCTTGTCTTATTCCCATTGCGTTTGTATCTATTCTTTTTCACACCTTTGCGTTTTAATGTCCTAGTTTTATAACGACCTCCCCTGCTAAAACTAACTTCTGTATCCAATATTTGATATGCCGCGTCTATAGCCTTGTAAATACCATACCTTTCTCCTGCCACCAGTTCTTTGTTTATAAATGACATTAGCTCAATATATTTGGGTTTGTTATTTACTCCGTCAATTACCTTTTTAGTTGCGTTACGCCTAACGTTATTTACTCCGTCAATTACCTTTTTAGTTGCGTTACGCCTAGCATTTGCAAACCACCCTACACCACCGCCCGTTTTAAT